TGGAGGTTAAGCACACTCCCCTCTCGTCCAAACTATAAACTATTTAAAACTGATTTAACATTGCCTTGTAAATTTTAGCCTGTTCTAAGACAGCCTTGTCATCCAAGTTGCCTGTTGCTATACCCCAATCTACGGCTCTGTTTAATATGTTCATGTTTGTTATTTTTTCATCCGTTGTCAATTTATTGCCTCCTGTGTTGCTAACTGGTTTTACATATTTTGCATTAACATCACTCTTCTCTTCTGATAAGTCGTCAAAAATTGAATCTAGTTGGTCTTCTTTTTGTTCATTGCCTAAGTCAAGACTTTGTAAAATGTATACATCTTCATCTTTCTCATTTTTTAAGTGAGTGTATTTCATCTCTACAACTTGACCTACAGGATATTGACATGACTGACCAGTTCTTTTAGCAAACCAATAAGCAATACCATTAACCTCAATGCCCTTACCACCAGCAATAACCTTATCTATTGAACAAAGTTTTGTTTCTTCTTTTATTTTTGTTAATCCCATTAATCTCCTCCTTCTTGGTTAGCCAAGTAATCGCCATAACTAGCAGCTCCATCCATTAGCTGTTCGTATTTGGCTTCTATTTCTTCCTTGTTTCCATTAGGTAGTTGCTCGTTTGCTTCTTCCCAATAGTATTCTTCGACTGCTTGTTTATCGTACATTTGCAACCTCCTCTATTTTTAATATTTTTTGTTTTACTAGCTTTTGTGCTAGTTCTTCTTCAGAAAACTGTTCCCAGTTGCCTTTCATAAATAACCTGTTAAACATAACTGACCTGTCTTTTACCCAGGCTCTAATTATTGAGTCTTCTAAAACATGGTCAAAAAACTCTTTTGCTGTTTCACATTCCCAGCTATGTTTGTCCCATTTATATAGTTTCATAATTAACCTCCATGAATATAATTATGGCATATAAATATAATTCTGTCAAGACTTGACAAATGTTTACCCTTAGTCATATTACCTATATGCAGATAGTAATTAAAGACATAGCCAGAGCAAGACTTTTTGATAATCTTTCTTATGCCGAAATAGGTAGACAATTGGGAGTTACAAAACAATATCTTTCTTTTATTTGTAAAAAGAAAAAGAATCAACCAGAGATTGTTAATAGACAATTGTTTATAGAGTTTGAAGAAACAAAAAGTGAGTATCAACCACACGAAAAAATTAGAATTAAAAGAAAACTTTTAGGTTTAACACAAGGTGAAGTAGCTAAAGAGATTGGAACATTTAGTCCTGTTGTTGTAAGAATTGAGAAGGGTTATTTAAGAAACTCTATGTTTATAAAAAGACTACAAGATTACTTAGACGTATAGCCCTTATTGTTAACTAAACACTCATAGCCTTTTTGTTTATTAGGAACAAACAAGTGTTGTTCAACACTAAAGAATCCATTTGTTTTTGTATGGACTACAGTTAGCCCTCTTTGAGTTGAATCAAAAGATGAGTACAAGCCATCTGGTAATAAACTTAAATCTGCCAAGCAACCATTAGCCCACCCTCCTAAAAGAGAACCATCAAGCTGAGTTGTTATGCTCATGTCAAATCTATGGTGGTGTCCTACAATAACATTCCTGTTGTAGTACATAAGATTCACGTTAGCAATATGTTTTGGAGTTATGAATCCTTTCTTTTCATGACCATGTAAAAAGAAAAGTTTTTTGTTTAAAGTGAATGGAGTTTTTACAAACCTAATTCCAAACTTTTTAAACTCTAACAACTCTTTTATTGATAGTCTATTTTTTAAAAAAGGAGCAAGTGAGCTTGTAGCAGACATTATTTTCTTTTGCATCCTTTGTTCGTGGTTTCCTTCAAAGAAAAAGATGTCAGACTTAGGAGCAAGTTTTCTTAACTTGTTTAACCACTCTACTGCTTCGAAAAGCTCTATGTCAATATTAGATTGTGTTAAATCAGGGTGAAAGCTTGAAATAGGGTAATAGTCTACCAAGTCTCCACCAATTATGACTGAATCATGTTCTGTTAGCTCATAGTCTTTAATAATTGCCATAGCCATTGCTAAGGCTTTCTTGTCCTGATACGGAATATGTATATCAGAAATAAAAACTATTCTAGTGTGGGTCTTCCTCTTCTTTATCATTTTTTACCCTATTAACTTCTTTCCAATAATAGTGCTCCGATAAATCTTCAAATACAAGTAACATTTTTGATAATATAGCTTTCATTGTCATGTCTTTTTTATGTTGTGTTTGGGAATGTAAATTGATTTCAAGAAATTTGTCATACAGGGTTAAAAAGGATTTTTCGATAGAATCCTCATTCAAGATAATTGTCTCCTCTGAAAAATTTTAGAACGTAAATTACGCCTTCGCCACTTTTTACCATATCTGTTGACAATCTTAACAAACTCCAACCTAAAAGACAAGCGTTATTATATTTCTCCATGTCCTTAATAAAGGTAGATGCTCTGTTGTGTCTTCCATAATTCCAAATACCACCCTCAACCTCTACAGCCAACTTAGCATCCATAAAAGCTAAATCAAATCGCCACTTTCTTGTAGGATGAAACGTATGTTCAAAAATTGGTATAGGTATATCTTTGTGGTCTTCTAGTTGAAGAGCTAAATATTTAGGATAGTCTATTTTTGGTTTCTTGACTGAAACTGACTTGACACTTGCTGTTGCTGGAAGTCTACCCATTTTTCAAAACTCCTTCCTCTCTGTGCATGAATTCTATTTGCTTCAATTTGAGCATCTGCTAATTTTTCCATTGAACCAGATATGGCTCTAACAAGTTCAAGGTTAGCTCCATTTCCATTTTTTTGTGTATTTGTTTTTTCTTGTCTCATAATTAACCAAACAACTATTGCCAGAGCAGGTGCTTGGGATACTATTGCCATAATCTCAGTTTCCATTTAATTCTCTCAATGTAATGTTTTGCTCTTGGCATTGTTTTAAGTTTATCACAAGTTTAACAGCGTCACTATTTTTCATACAAACATAATCTGAACCTGAGTAAGCACAAGGTTCAAAGTTAACTTTGTCATACTTAATTTCTTTAGGTAAAACTTTTGAAGAAAAGACCGAATTTGAGCAAGATAATAAGAATAATAGCATAAAAAGCATACCAACTATCATCTTTGCAGACTTGTATCGGTTTTGACCCCTTAAAATCGATATTAGGCTATTTTTAGCTGAATTATCCCTATTCATTAACGATTCTACTCAATTCTTTAGCTAAAGACTCGTTTTCTTTATTTTTTAATCGGTCTTTCCAATTTTCTATTCTTACTTGTGCTTTTTTTTCTCTTTCTAAAATAAGAACTGTATCTTTTAAAGAAGAGACTTGTCTTTCTAGTTTTGCTACTTTACGTTTTTTAAAATATTCTACTAGAAAGGCTGTTGCCTGTCCTAGCAAATTGTTTACTATTGCTATTATTATTTTATTCATCTTCTTTGACCTCATCAAAACTGTAAGTGACATCTTGGTCATCCCAATTGTATTCTTCTAAATAAGAATCGCCTAACTTTCTAGCGTCTATATAAGAATTAGCTTCTATGACCACTTCACGGATATATTTCTCCTGCACATGGTCATAGACTCTAAAATTAAACTTCATTTTATTTCCTGTCCTTTAAAATCATTGCAACAACACCAGCCACTCCTGCAAGTGCTGTAGAAATCACAGACCATTGTTCTGTTGAAATCCCAATTGCAATCATTAAGCCAGAAAGTCCAGCATAAGTGCTAGGTTCTTTTAATCTATCTAAAAACGTCCACATATCTTTGTCCTCCTCTTTCTAAATTTATTATACCTGCCACGCTGCGACAGTTCCGTTAATATCTTCTTTTGCAACTGCACTTGGATTAAATGCAATGTAAGTTACTGTTACTCCTGATGCTGCATTTGGGAAAGCACGAAAGCCTCTAACACTTGGGTCGGAAGCATTTGCAGGTGTTACATCTCCAAATGTTACTCCGTAAGATGCAGTAAAACTTGTAGCCCATGATATTTGATATTCACCAAGTTGTGCATGATTTATTGACGAAACATTTTCTGAATTCATAATATGTCCATTTAATGAAAAAACTACCCAGGCTCTATTAATTGAAGCAAGAACTGGTGCTCCTGCTGATTGGGAAGCTACAGCAGTAAAATTATTTTGCATAGCATTTGTTTGACTTGCTGTTAATATTGCACCACTACTAAAACTAAGACTTGTCCAAGTCATACTGTTGTATTCTCCAACCAGACAACACATCCAGTATAAACATCAAAGTTTCCTATGTCAGAACTATTGTTACCTGCACGAGTCATCATTGGGTAAGTCCCACTATTAGTAGTAGCTGCACTAAGTCCTGTAAAAGCTCGTCCATTATTATCACTATAAGCTACGTTGACTTCAAATCCTGAAGCAACTGCAGGTACAGACCTAAACTGAGGACTAGCAACACTGTTAATTTGTGTTCCAACACTAAAAGTTGTTGTCATATTAAAAACGTAACTACCTGTTGCACCATGGGTAATTGAAGATACGCCTTGACTTGAAAAGATATGCCCATTAGCTGAGAATACACACATTTTATCTGCACCACCTACAACTCTTGGTGCTCCTGACAACCTTGTTGCAAACCCAGTAAAGTTGTTTTGTAAAGCGTTCATCTTTGAAGCTGTTAGTGTAGTACCAAAAGGAAATGTTAAGTTAGTCCAAGCCATTAATAATCACCTGCTCCAAAATCCCAGACTACAATATGTATTGCAGTTTGGTCTTCTGGTGCTTGGCTAATTGCATTACTTGCCCGATATCTAATTCTCATATTTGAATTTGTTAAAGAGAAAACATTAGCATTTCTTACAGAGCCATCAGAAAGAGGAAAACCATGGTCAGTAGATATGCCTATTCCAACATTAGTTGAAGAGATAGGATTTGTAAAAACTAATGAATAGTCACCAACATCATGTCTTGTAAAAGAACTAAAACCATTACCTACATACATACCTCTTTCTGCATCAACCTTTCCACAGAATTGAGCCCAGTGCCTTGGTCGAGGTATACGAGGTCCAGATTGGTCTCCTTCTGCCATTGCATCGAAGTTAGCATCCATTTGTTCCATAATTGTATGGCTTAATTTTTGTCCTGTTGTAAATGTTAAAGGTGTAAATCCCATATCTATATTATCCTAACACACCAGTAGTATTGTCAAGTCTTCCTAGAATATCATCTCCTATTTCAAAGACTGTTAAGTTAGCAATTCCAATCCCATGACCGACAGATAAATTCATGTCCATAGTTTGTCCTTCTACATTTATAGTTTGACCTATCATTGTATAAGGCTCTGCAGTTATTCCAACTTCAGGAAGATTTAAATAAATAATATCTCCAAGTTGATGTGCTAAATATTTAATTGGTGTTGTTATTTTTACTGCAATTTCTGGTTGTCGTCTTCTAAAAACAACTCTCTGTGCTAAGTTGTTAGCGTTAGCACTATTGGTATACCATATCATTTGTGTTGTAGGTTCTTTTAAGCTTGTTCCAAAACTATTTACAGATGCAGTATTAACAAAGGTAACAGTAGCTCTTGGTCCTTCAACTTTATTTGAAACAACAGAGAACGACATTGGTACGGAATATTTATTGCACATATCGTAAGCATCCCCAGTTGTGCTAACTTTTATAATATCAGATTCAGAAACAACTGCAGAAAAACTTTCTACGCCTGTTA